CGTCCTCTTCATCAACGTGAAGAGCGATTGCATTTCTCGCTTTGCTATATCCTAAGATGTCAGCAACATCTTTCCCGACAAACCACGGTTCATCATCAATTGTCATAGTACGGACCTCTTGCCCGTGGAAATTAAATATTTCGTTCATAATATTCCTTTCTAAATTTGGTATAATAAAATAAAACGAGGTAATTCTGATGAAATTAAATCCTGATTGTATCCGTGATATCCTTTTTGTTATTGAAGAGTATTCAACATACTCCAATGATGTCTCAGAGGATAAACTATATGAAAATCTTATTCCAAAATATTCACAAGAGGAAATCCTTTACCATGTCAGACAATGCGAACATAGCGGTTTATTTCTCCAAGTTCAACACTATTTTGGTGGTTTCTCAATTCAAGATTTATCTCCTTATGGTCATCAGTTCATCAATGATATTCGCCAAGATACCAATTGGAATCGGACAAAAGATATAGCAAAGAATGTTGGCTCTTTTTCACTGGATGTCCTTAAAGATATTTCATCACAAGTTATTACCAATCTCATTTCAAATCAGCTTGGCAATAAATTTTAAGTAGACAGTAGCATGGTTGCATTCAGCCGTGCTTTTTGTTTTAACTGCTTGCACACCTTTTAATTTTTGGTCATTCAAATAAATACCATCTTCTCTTATTTTTAGTTCGTTCATTCCGTCCTCCTTTCTATGTTGTTGTTTTCGCAACACTCTTTTTAAAAAAATACTAGAAATCTTCCATCTTGACATCTAGTATTTTTGAAAGTTCACTAGCTTCCGAAAATGTGAAATCACGCCCACGGTAACGATTGACTTTCATGTTGAACGTTGACTTATCCATACCTAATTTTTCAGCAATCTCTTTCTGTTTCATTCCTTTTGAAACAATTATGCTTTTCAAATTTAGATATGCTTTATCTATCGTCATAACAGCTTCCATAGCCCCTCCTTTCCGAGTTGCTGTTTTCGCAACTTCGTTTTATGGTTCTAGTATAAACTAACTTTGTTTCGTTGTCAACAACTTTTTTTATTTTTTTAAAAAATATTTGCGAAATCGAAACTTTTGTGCTATTATATCATTAAGAAAAGAGAGGGAAAATAAATGATTGGCACAAAAATAAGAGAACTTAGAAAAAATAATAAATTAACTCTTGAAGAGTTAGCTGATGCTTTAAACCAAAAATACCCTAATACCATTAATTTTAACAAAGGAAAAATTTCTAAATGGGAAAATAATAAAGAAGAGCCTAGATTATCTTCTGTAAAAATTATTGCTGATTTTTTTGATGTACCTTTAGATTACTTCAATGATACTCCCGACTCACACCCTGAAATTCTAACACTCTTCAATCAACTAGACGAAGATAGACAAGCAAATGTAGTCAACTACGCTACTGTCCTATTAAACGAGCAAGTCAGCATGAAAGCGACCACGGTCCTAGAAAAGTATAGAACCGATGACTACATTATAGACTATGTAGAGGGATTGGTTGCAGCAGGTCATGGAACGTTTCAGGAAGATAATCTTCACATGGAGGTAAAACTTAGAGCTGAAGATGTGCCAGAAAGTTATGACACAATCGCTAAGGTGGCAGGTGACAGCATGGAACCGCTCATCGAAGATAATGATCTATTGTTCATCAAGGTCACAAATCAAGTAGATATCAACGACATCGGTATCTTCCAAATCAACGGCAAGAACTTCGTTAAGAAGCTTAAAAGAGACTATAACGGCGTTTGGTACTTGCAAAGCCTCAACAATAGCTACGAAGAAATCCACCTGACAGAAGAAGATGACATCCGTACAATCGGAGAGGTCGTAGATATTTATAAGGTTTAAAAAATATGTGCAATAACTGAATCACATTAGAGAGGATTTTAATATGGGAATATTTAATTTTTTATTTGGAAGTAAAAAACAGAAAGAACCGCAACAAATTTCCGTTACTGTTTCTCCGTCTAAAGAATTTGACTACTATCGGCCTAAGTATTTCAAAATACTAAACTCAAGACCTAATATATTTGAAATATATGGAAGAGGCTTTGATTTTCCAAAATACAACGATAGCTTTATAACTCCAGAGGGTTATCCTCTTAGAGAGTTACTACTCTTGGTTTGGTGGGGGAAAACAAAGAGTGGAAGAAAATCAACTATATCAATCCCTAAATATTTTTTTCATGATTACAATCTAAATGCTGAAAAAATAACAAGAAAATTCAAAGACAACTCATTGCTTTATGATGATGACGGCAAAACACTTTTGACTGATGAAGGGAGGGGTATTGCTGATAAATATTCGTCTCTATGGGAGATACACTCAGCTAAAGGATACCCTACAAATCTTGATATCGATTTCCCAACATGGGACAAAAATAAATTTGATTTAATGATGTACCAAGTACAAATAAGGTATCACAGTGAGTACGCTAAATTTTGCAAAGAATTAGTTAATTATTTCAACTCCCTAAATGCACCAACGAGCGCTTTAGAAATTCACAATGAAATCAATTACTACATCAATGAAATGAATAGTAATTTAGCAAGAGTAAATGACCTGAAAGAAAAATTGATCATCTTACAAGACAGAGTAGATGATAATATATAACAAACAAAAAATCCCCACACTCTCCGACGGCAATCTTGAGTGTGAGGATATACTGGATAGTAAAAGGCATTAAAAAGCCCTTTTTACTATACCCATTTTATCAAAAAAGTGAGGTAAAATCAATGTGGATGGAAGAATTACCAAACGGCAAATATAAATTTTTTGAAAGATACAAAGACCCATATACTGAGAAATTGAAAAAAGTCTCAGTAACGATGGAGAAGAAAACTCCCCAGGCAAGAAATCAAGCTGCTATCTTGTTGCAAGAAAAGATAAATCAAAAATTAGGAGAAAAACAACATTTTGTTTCTGATATAACTTTTGAAAAACTATATGAGGAATTTGAGGAAAATTGGAAACATGGTGTTAAAAATTCAACAGTCTATGCTTCAAAAAATGTAAAAAAAGAGATTTTAAAGCAGATAGAGGGCGACTATTTAGTCAGAAACATTGATAGACGATTATTACAAAAAGTGATAGATCAGCTATTACAAGATGGAAGGTCTCATAACTATGTTTCTAAAATCAAGTTCAAGCTTAATCAGATAATGAAATTCGCTGTCAGAATGAATTATATTGATACAAATGAAATGCTATTTGTTGAAATGCCTAGAAAGGTAATTACAACTGACGATCTCAGAAAGAAAAATACCAAATACTTAGATCAGAAAGAGTTTAAGTTGTTCATCCAAAACTTAAAAGAAGAGGCCCTATGTGATTATCGAATTACAAAGTATATCCGAATAGCCAAAGTTCTTTTCCTTACCGGCATGCGGTATGGAGAGCTTGCTGCCTTAAATTACAAGAAGGATATAGATTTTTCTAAAAAGACCATTCACATCAAGCATACATACGATTTCAGACAAAAAGAGAGAACTACACCAAAGACAATCAAGTCTGATAGGGTTATAACAGCACCTCAAAAAGTGTTAGATATCATCAAAGAGCAGATAATAGAGAATGCGACAAATGGATTTGATACAGATTTTATTTTCATCAACACTCTAGGAGAGCCGATAACAAATGTCCGAGTGATTGCAGCCTTGAAAAGACACGGCCAAAAAATCGGCATAGATAAGAACATCACTACACATATGTTTAGACACTCCCATATATCCCTACTTGCTGAGCTAGGCATTCCCTTGACTGCTATCATGGACAGAGTAGGGCATAGTGACTCAAAGACCACACTAGAGATTTATTCTCACGTTACCCAAAAAATGGTGTCAGACATATCTAGCAAGTTAGACAAGATAAAATTTTAAATTGTGCCCCTCGTCTGCCCCTTTTTCTTATACAAGACAAACAAAAACCCCTTAAAGTGTTGATTTTAAAGGGTTTTTAAAGTGTACGAAAAAAGAGCACACAATTCAAATCGCTTAGGGCTGCTGGATTCCTCCCCTGACCCGCTTCACGCAGAACTGTTGCTCCATTAGTTATTATACCACATTCCTCAAAATTTTAAAAGAGAAATTATTTTTTCCGTCGATTTCTGAAAAATTCCTGCATAATGCCTGCACATTCACTCTCTAAAATCCCTGTTTCAACCTCTACACGATGATTGAGGCGCTCATCTGTTAAGATATCGTAGAGGCTGCCAGCTGCACCAAATTTCTGATTTTTAGCCCCATAAACTACCTTAGGGATACGAGCAAGCCCAATCGCCCCACTACACATAACGCAGGGCTCTATAGTCACAAAAAGTGTGCAATCCAACAAACGCCAGCTCTCTTCCCTTACATTAGCATTCTCTATGGCCATAATTTCCGCATGCATGACTGCACGTTGCAACTCCTCACGCGCATTGTGCCCCCGACCAATGATCTCTCCATCCTTGACAATCACACAACCGATTGGGATTTCATCATGCTCTAAAGCAACCTCCGCCTCCTTTAAGGCCTCTCTCATAAATGCTTCTTTTTCTTCAACTGTATAATCCATAATTTCTCTCTTTTCTCGCCTATCAATTCTATCATTATAGCATGTTTTCCTAGACAAAAAAAGAGCTCTATAATATTTGCAGTAACTAACTTTTCTATAGATAGTAATCTATCTCTTGATTGTAGAAATAATGTTATAAAAAGAGTATAATAGTAGCAAAATTCAGAGAAACATTAGAAATCATGAACTGAGAGTAATGGAGACAACTGATACAAAATATACAAATCTGTCGGAAGATTTTTAACCATAAGTCTCCAAGAGATGATTATCCTGAGATTTAAATAATAAACAAGATGAAAGG